TGCTAAGACCAAGGAGGTGCGCCATGTGGTTTGATTTATTCAAGGCCGCCGTGGAATCCAGCAGTTGCCAAAAAGTCGCCGACACCATCGACGTTTCACGTACCACAGTCAGCTTGATCTACAACGGCAAATACCCGGCCAAGACAGACAAGATCGCCGCCCTGGTGATGGACACCTACGGCCGCGTCCAATGCCCGCATCTGAACGAAGAGATCAGCAACAACGAATGCCGCCAGCATCACTCGGCAGAAGTGCCAACCAGCAGCCCGCGCGCCATGCGTCATTGGAAAGCCTGCCAGAGCTGCCCGCATAACTCAGGAGAAGATCATCATGAGTAGATCCACTGGAATGCATCGTTACGTGGTCAAGGTGAGAACACCGAGCGGCAACGATACATTGATTCGTGAAGTTGAAGCCATCGCCAGATCAGGCATTGATGCGTCGATCATGGTTTTACGGGCGCTTTCAATCAAACAGCAGCACTTCAGCGTTGTTGTCAGACACATGGGGGATGCGTAATGGACTGCGTAGATTATCACCTCCAGGTCTTTGCCGTGGATGAGGCAATGCCGGAGCCTCTTGTCGATTGTTTGGTCATCTGGCAGCCGGATGATGGCATGCCGCCGTTCTGGTCTGAGGCATTTATCAATCGCGATGGCGTCTGGGTTTGGTCGACAGGCCGGGTGGTTCATAACCCGGAAGAAATCACCCATTGGACCTTGATGCCGGAAGTGCCTGCACAGTTCACGGAGGTGAGCCATGCGTAAGCTGCTCGACGTGCTCTACGCACTGGCGTTTATCGCCATCTTCAGTCTTGCCCAATGGT